TCAACCAAAGCGGGGTCACGACCCACAATGACCTGACGGCCGGCTACACGGCCGCGTGGGGCACGACCGCGACGGCGGACCAGGTACTGGCCGACGTCAACAAGGGCATCCTGGCCTACTGGCAGGGGTCCAACTACACCGTGCTGCCCAATACGCTCGGCCTCGCGCCTGCGTGCTACTCGGCACTGGCGACGCGCTACAACTCGCTTGGGACCAAGACCCTGCTGCAACTCGTGCAGGAGGGCAACATGACGACCGCGCGCTCGGGCGAAAAGCTCAACGTCGTTCCGATCTTGCAGGCCGCTACGGCCGGCACCTCGGGCGCCGGGGCGCCAAGCAAGAGCCGCAATGTCTTCTACCGCAACGAAAAGCGTCGGATGGTCATGCACGTTCCGATGCCGGTCAGGTTCCTGGCCCCGCAGCCCTCCGGGCTCAAGGTCAAGATCCCAGGCTGGTACAAGTACGCGGGCCTGAACGTCCGCTACATCTACACAGTCCTGTACCAAGACAACATGGCGTAGCGGGGCGCGGTGACGGCCTCCGAGTTCAAGGCGCTTTTCCCGCAGTTCACGTCGGAGACGGACGCCAGGGTCCTGATCTTCACGGGCCTGGCAGCCCCGCACTTCGACGTGACCCGCTGGGGCGACTTCTACTCGGAGGGTCTCGCCAATTGGGTCGCGCATTCGATCGTGGTGGCCAACGCCGAGGCCACCTCGTCTACGAGCGTGGTCGACGCCGACGACGCCACGACCGAGACATTCTCTAGAATCTCGACCACGCGCTCGCCTGAGTTGGCCAAGATGTCGGCCACCGACCCTTACATGCGGACCACCTACGGGCGACGCTACGCCTACCTCCGCCGCATGGTGGGCCTAGGCGGGGTGGTGGTGCATTCCGGGGCCTGCGTCGTTTCGCCGGTGGAAACGGAGTGCGTCTGTGTCGACAGCGACTGAGCGCGCGGAGGCGACGGCCTACCGGCAAATCACAAAGTACGGAACCACCGGCACGCTCACGCGCAAGGTAGTGGCGTCGATCTCGACCGCCGGCGCCGTCACGAATGGGACGGCACTGTCAGACACCCTCCAGTGCGTGTTCCTACCCCTCAGTGAGTACACGGACAACTTGGAGGAGCGTAACTCTCTCGCCCAGCGTGGGGTGCGCTACCTCGCGATGGCGGCCCGCGACCTGTCGATCGAGCCGCGTGCCCGGGACACGGTGACGATTGGCTCCGACGTCTGGGACATCCAATCCTCCACCCCCATCAACCCAGACGGCGCCAGCCCGATCGCCCACTGCGCGCTGGTGGTGAAGCTGTGAACTTCGCGCTCGACCTCCAGAAGTGGGCCAAGGGCGCCAATCGCAGCATCGGCGAGATCCGGCGGTACGTGCTGATCAATATGGGGGGCGCCATCATCGCCGACACGCCGGTGGCGACCGGGATGCTCAAGGGCAACTGGCAGACCAGCGTCGGAGCGCCCAAGACGACCGAAGTGCCATTGCGCCCAGCCAACATGGCGGTGGCCGAATTGGTCGACGCCGCGGCGAACGTCAGGGGCGACCAGCCGGTCTACATCGTCAACCTACGACCCTACGCCCGCGCAATCGAGTACGGCCACTCGAAAAAGCGGCCAAAGGGCATGGTCCGCAAGAACGTGGCGGCTTTCCAGCGTATCGTCCGCGACGCCGTTAAGGCGGGCAAGCTATGAGCTGCCAGACGGTCCATACGGCACTCACGACCGCGGTCTTGTCGGCACTCGGGTCGACCCCAGTCGATCGCGAGAACGTCCAATTTACGAAGCCAACCGATTCCGTTTGGGCGCGCCTCACGTACATCCCCAACGTCCCAACCGTCGAAACCCTTGGCGACAACGGACAGGATATGGAGGACGGCATCGTTCAGGTCGACTTCATGTTTCCGACCGGCACTGGCGACAAGGCGGCAGACGACCAGACCGAGACCTTCCGCGCTGCTCTTAAGGCCGGAACGAAGCTCACATCGAGCGGTCAGGCCGTGCTGATCACCAAGTGCGGGCGCGAACGCGGCCACAAGGAAGATAACTGGTACATCGTCAGCGTGACCATCGGTTGGTACGCGCTCGTTTCGCGATGACGACACAAGGAGAACACCATGGCTGATGGTTCAAGGCACTCACTGCACTACATCGTCGAGTCCGTTTACGGGACATGCCCCGCGACTCCGGCGTTCACGCCCATCCGTCACCGCGGCATCAGCGGGGGGCTCTCGAAGGACACCTTTCAGAGCGAGACCCTGCGATCAGATCGCCAGATCGAAGACCTGCGGCACGGGGCCCGCAAGGTGATGTTCGACATCCCGATCGAGTGGAGCTACACGTCATTCGATGATCTGCTGGAGGCGACGCTCTGCGGGACATGGGCCGCCAACGTGCTCAAGGCCGGCACCACTCGCCGGTCATTCACGATCGAGAGCCACTTCGCCGACGTCGCCACCGGAGGTTACCATTTGTTCGAGGGATGCGTCTTCAATAAGGCGCAACTCCAAATCAACGCCAACGCGATGGTGACGGGCTCCTTCGGCGTCGTCGGCCAGGACAACACCGTCGGCGACGCGGCAGTGGCTGGCGCCACCTACGCCGATCCGGCCACCACCTCTCCATTCGATGCCTTCACGGGCACGATCGAGGAGGGCGGCTCCCCCATCGCGACCGTCACCGAGATCTCGCTTAATCTCGACAACGGTATCGAGCCGCGGTTCGTGGTCGGGTCCGACCTGACGCTGCTGCCCTCCATCGGGCGCTCGACCCTCACGGGCCAGGTCACGGCCTACTTCGAGAACAGCACGCTGCTCAACAAGTTCATCAACGAGACCGAAAGCTCCATCGAGGTCGAGCTCGAAGACGTGGCGGGCAATACGCTGACCATCCTGCTGCCGCGGACCAAGTACACCGGCGGCCCGGTCAACGTCGGCGGGGTTGGCCCCCTGACGCTTGCACTCCCGTTCCAGGCACTTTACGAAGCCTACACCAACGACAGCAACATCGTCACCACGCGCGCCGCCGCATAGCCATGGACCGACAAGCATTCTTCACGAAGGACCGGGCCAACGCTGGAATCCGGCTTCCGCTATTTGACCCGGAAACCGGCAAGAAGACCGAGCACTGGTTGATGGTGCTCGGTCGCGACTCGGACGCCTACGTCAAGCAGGAGATGGAGAACGAACGGCGCCTGATGGAGATCGCGCGCGAGAACGCGGGCGCGGATGAGAAGACACGCGCCAAGGCGTTCGCGGCGCAGTTCATTGAGGAGGAGCCGATGCGACGTCGGCTCAAGACCGCATCCCTGGTGGCCGGGTGGAGCTTCCCCGAGGAATGCACCCGCGAAGCCGTAATCGAGACCCTTGAGCAATCACCACAGATCGAGCGCGAGCTGCGGGCCATGGAGGAAGACCAAACCCTTTTTTTCGGTCGCGCCGTGACCAACTCCACCGATACGCCGAGGCCCAGTTCCGACTCGACAAGCCCGTCCGAGTCGTCGGCAGGCCCAGCACAGGAGGAACCCAAACCGAGCGCGAATGTCTGACCCAGGTCTGGAAGTCGACCGGGCGCAAGCCCCCTGGGCTGGCCGAGCTTCCAGAGCTTCCGCCAGAGCTTGAGTACATCTGGAAATGGTTCTGTCAGCTATGCACATCGAACCAACTGACCTTCAGCGAGCTTCGCGCCTACGAAGAAGTGACCGGCGAGAAATTGTCACCGTGGGAAGCGGAGGAGCTGCTGACGCTCGACCGCATTCGATGGAGGGTCGCCCATGAGTGAAGTTGCGTCGCTGGAACTAAGGGTCACGTCTGACGGCGTAGCCACGGCGGACAAGCGGCTGCAAGGGCTGACGACGGCGGGCGCCAAGGCCGAGGGCGCCATGGGTTCTATGGCGGCGTCCGTGCGCAACATGATCGGACCGCTGGTGACGGCAGGCGCTGCCGCCTTGGCCATGCGCAAGGTCATGGCGGAGACCATCGCCTATGAAAACCTGACGGCCCGCCTTGCTGGCGTGACGGGTGGGGCCGAGGAGGCGAAGGCTGCGTTCGATCTCTTGGAGAAGACGTCCGACAAAACGATCTTCACCGAGAACCAGATGACCGAGGCGTTCCTGCACCTGGAACAGACAGGTCTCGACGGTTCTGCGCGCGCCCTCAAGGCGTTTGCTAACATCGCTTCGGCCACGGGCAACAGCATGGACCAGCTCGCCGAGATGACCCTAGCGGCCAGCATGGGCATCTTCCGCAGCATGCGCTCCATGGGCATCCGCGCGGTAGCGGATGGCGACAAGATCCAAATGACCTTCAAGGGCGTAACAACGACCATCGGCAATAGCGCCCAGGAGATTCAGGGCTACCTTGTCAAGATCGGCGAGACGCAGTTTGCTGGAGCGGCTGAGCGCCAGCTCGACACCATGGGCGGCTCGGTGAAAAAGCTAGGAGATGCCTGGGGCGACCTATCCAGAGAGGTCGGCCGCAGCGTGATCGGCGACATCATCAAGACTACCATTGGCGACGCGGCAACGGTGATCAACGGCGTGACCGTTGCGGTTGAAGCTCTTCTGTACACGATGTCCAAGAAGCCTCCGGAGATGAGCGCGGTTCGCATGGATGCGCTGAATGCCTGGATACGCGGTGCTATGGGGTGGGGTGAGGGAGACGAGAAAGGTAAGGCGGCGCAAACCAAGCTGGAGGATATTTTCAAGACCATCGACGAGACCCTCAATAAAAGCAACCACAGGCTCGCGAAGTACGCTGAAGACCGCCAGCACATCCTCGATATGTCGGTCAATCCTGATTTTTCGTTTGATGCGCGACAGGCATTGGCCGACCTCGATGCCGCGTACGCCAAGGAATCCGGCGGGCTCGGCGCAGCCGGAAAGAAGGACTACGAACCCAAGATCCAGCGAGGTCGGGATACAGACTTCGTCGCCATGGCCAAGGAGCGCGACGCCGAGCTGCAGAAGCAGTTCGACCACATCAAGGAAATCGCCGACCTGGAAGAGCAGCAGCGCGAGCTGGAGGCGCAATTCCACGAGGAAGAGAAACGCGAACTGGAAGAGAATGCCCGCCTCCGCGAGTCTCTGTTCGACGGTTTGCTGACCGAGGAGGAAGAGCTGCGCCAGTCCTACGAGCGCCGACTGGCCGACATCGAGGAGTACACGCAGAAGGACGTCGGATTCGCCAGGGAGTCCGTGGCACTCAAGGCCAGGCTTCAAGAGGACTACGAGCAGAAGATGCTTGAGCTGGAGATGGGCCGCGTAGCCCAGGGCACCCAGAACGCCGAGGCGCTATTCGGCAATCTAGCCGGCGTGGCGAAGAATTGGGGAGGCGAGCAGTCGGACATGTACCGCGCCATGTTCGCGGCGCAAAAGGCATTCGCCGTCGCGAGCGCCATGGTGGCCAGCGGCCAGGCGATGGCCGAGGCGATGAAACTGGGTTGGCCCGCTGGCATCCCGGCGGGCATCGCGGCGGCGGCACAGGTCGCGCGGGCAATGTC